GTTTCCGGAGAATCTGCTAATTTAGATGTTGCAGGTTTAACTCTGATTGTTGTTGTTGGATAAGATGCGTTAGACTCTTCTGCTGACATTACTTCCAATACGATATCTCTACCTGTGTTTGGGTCTGTAATATCTCCGTAATCAGGGTCAGCAATATATCCTAAGATATCTTGATAAACTGTCTTACCGAATCCCCAGAATTTTACTCCTTCTGATTCTTTACCTCTTACGATAACTGGTACAAAAGTTCTTAACTTTGGTTCCATTTTCTTACCTGCTTTCCAATCATCGGTATCACCTGTTCTCTTAAGTTTTTCTGCAAACTCAACGATAGGGTCAGGTCTACCAAATGACATTGGACTTAAATAAGTCTTGTTGTTAATGTTGTAATGAAAGTAAAGTTCAATGAAAGGAATGTCTTTGTTGAACTTGTAAGGAACGATTCTCACTTGAGATTTTCCGTTTGCCGGTTTAAAGATTGAATCCGACTTTTTAGTGTTGTTTTGTAAAGAGCTAAATCTCTTTAGAGCCAATGAAATGTCCATTGTTTTTTTGTTTTTAAGGTTTAAAATTTGTTTTTAAAGTTGAGGTTTATATCGCGATATTCCTATATCTAAATATAACTTTTTCATCTTTTATTACTATAAATATACGACTATTTTTCCACATTACCAAATCTATTTTGATAATATATCGGTACTCCAACCTGATATTGATTTGTACTCAATTTTGATGTCAGACTTGGTATAATCCAATAAATCAATCCATTCTTGGTGTTCCGTTTTATTCCATTTTTCTTCGTCAATGGAATTTTTATGATGAACAATAACTAATATATCTCTACTATTTTGTGTTTTGGCAGGTTTTAAAGCTCTATCCAAACCATATGTATCGGATGATTGAACGGTAATTGTTTTATTTGGATATAATTTTTTATATTTTTCTTTTTCTTTATTTTTTGAAGATTGACTTGGTGTAACATAAGTTTGATTCATTTGCTTGTTTTTTACATCAATCTTTTTTTGTTTATTAAATTTTGAAACTATTAACCCAGCCTCTCTTGGTGTAAAATTATATTCTAAAATACATTGTTGTCTAACATAATCATCATTTAATTTATAACCAGAATAATGTTTATCCAACATTTCTTTTAATGCGTCTTTTTGAGAAATTTTTGTTGATACAAATGTATCTTTTTTATTAAAAGTATTTCCTATTTCATTTAAGAAACTATCAGGAATATTTTTATGGTATTTTTTTGGAACATAAATAACATCAATTTGTGTTGCGTTTTTTGCATTCATAAATGCATTAAAAGTATGAAATCCATTTACACCCAAATCACTACCATTTCTATCTTCCAGAACAATTAAAGGTTGACAATTGTTGGTCTGTCCACCATTAATTTGTATTCTTTCTGTTATTTCTAATAATTTGTCTCTATTAAGGGCTTCTTCTCTACATTGTTTAAAATGTAAATCTTCAATATCTGCCTTTGTAACTTTTGTAATGGGCCATTTTAGGTCATTTATATCTTTAATTAATTGTTTTACAATTAGAGAATCAGCTTCCAAATCTTTATTTTTTACCATCATACCATTATTTTCATTAAAATACATTTGATGATTTGTTGCATCTACCAACTCTAATAAACGAGCTTCAGCTTCTTTCATTTGTTCCGTAGTTCCGTATTGTAATATTTCATAGATAAATGTATTTTTTTCAGTTCCCCAAAGGATAGATAAATCTTTTGTTTCTTTTTGAGAAAACCAATATACTTTACCATCCCACGTATGCATACCAATATAAATTCTTCCTGATGGAATGTGTAGAATTTTATATAAAAATGCAATAAGATTTAAAGGTGGTGATGGAATTATACAATCTTTAAGTTGTGGTGGTAATTCCGTAACATTTAGAACTTTCAATAAATGTGACTTATTCATGTTGTTTTGTTTTTAAATTTTAGAATTTATTTGTTTTATTATTACTAATATACGACTTTTTTTTGATATTACCAAATCTATTTTTGGAGGTTTTCTACCTTACGATTTAGGTAAAATATGGCCTTTTTGAGGTCTTCCAGTTCTTTTTTTGGGTCTTTTTTACCTGCTCTTGCAACATATTTGACTACATTGAATAGGTACGCATCTTTGTCTAATCCCCACGCTTCACATACTTTAATTACTTCGTATGGATTGTCTACTCCCCCATAGTGTTGAGGGCCATTTACCATTTCTTTTACTTCCATATTATTTATATATTTTCTACTTTATTCCATTTTTTTAAATCACAACTTCCCATTACCGGTGTAAATATCTTTTTACCCAATGGACATCCACACTCTCCACACACTTCCGTAAATACAACAGATGGTTGTCTAGATGGACAAGTTTGACAAATAGTATATCTTTTACCCGCGAGTAAAGTTTGTTCATTTGTTGGGTTTGCTGCTCGTCTCCAACTTAAAAATATTTCAGATGCTTTATTCATTTTTTATTTCCAGATTTGATACCATTTTTTCTTTTCAATATTGGGTTTTGTAAATGGTTGTGTGTTATCCCAAATGTTTACTATTCCACCATATCTTACTTGCATCATCTGCATAAATAACTGATGATAGTGTGGTGGTATTTTATCAAAGTCTGCCTTTATTTCAACATCCAAAGATATACTCCTTCCTTCACCCGTCATTAATTTCAATTGGTCTTTCATTGAAATAATTGTCGTTTGTTTCATTGTTAGATGTTTTCCATCTCCAATGTGAAATTCCGCTTCTTCTTTTTTCTTAGCTACCATAATTATTTTTTACTTTCCCAATATAATTCTCTAACCTTTGCTCCTAACTCTGCATCATTTGGTGTATCTAAAATTGTTCTACTATTTACAGTAATTAAATTTCTAGTTTCACCTAAATAACATTCTCTACATAATTGTCCTGCTCCATCTACATAACCATATCTAAAATCGACATGAGTAGTTTTTAATGTAGTAGTTTCTTCACCACACATAACACAGGTTTCATAAATACTTTGATTTTCCATATTATACTTTTTGTTTATTTAATTTGTTTTGTAATTTAACAACCATTGCACATGATTCATACTCCTCAAAATCAATAAGGATTTGTAATTGTTCTTCTAAAAGGTCTGTAAATTCTCTACTATCAATTGATAATGTAATAACAATAACTTCTTTGATTAAGACTTTTGCAAAATCAACTCTCTTCTTTTTAGTTCGTAAACCATATGCAACACCCTCTACAATTGCTTTTGCAAGTTCTCGTCTATTAAGTTCGAAAATGTCCGAAGGTTCGTCAGCGTGAATTTCTATTGGCTTAAATCTTTTTCTTATTGACATAAATCAAATATAAGAAAAATAATTTAATTCTCCAAATTTTGAGTATTAAAAGATTTAAATACTTTTGTAGGTATTTTTTTGTATCCTGTATTTGATGTGGTTAAAATACAATTTCTATATTCTTCCCAATCAATCATATATGAATTATCCAACATACCACCTGTTTTAGACTTAACTACTTCATTAAGTGCATTAATAGTGTATATTGTATTTGATTGTTTCTTTCTATGTACAAGAATAGTTTTCCAATCCGAAGGAATTGCATTAGAACCCTTTTCAACATTAAAAGTAATAAACGCCTCTTCTGGTCTTATCTTACTTTCTAAAATAAAAACATTTGGGTTGGTTAGAGTATAGTTTGTCAATATGAAATCAACCGACTTATCCAATTCCTCCTTTGTTGTAAAAAGGCAAAGTAGTTGTGTATTCATTATTTTTTATTTCTCTTTTTAAGGTATTCTTGTTTTTGCATACAGTTTTGCATTCCTTTTGAAAATTGTAATGTATCATTTGCATCACCACCAGGTCCTTGCTTACTTCTAATGACCATAATACCTATTTCTTTTCCGTTAATATCAAATATATGTGCTTTTTGAATACCTGTTTTTGTGTCAATTTTTCCGTATTTAACATTGGTAAATTCTTCAATACTCTTTCCTTTTGGAACTCCCAAACAATGTCTAAAGTTTTCATCGTCACCAATTGTAGCGATATTACCTCTATTAATTTCCCTTTGATTTAATTTTGTTGGATTTTTATCAAGAGAACCATCATCATTTATTTTATAATATTGATTATTTACTTTTTCATATCCTTGTTCGTTTTTATCATACCAAATATCGGCTTCGTTATTACCCATAACTAAAATAAATTTATCATGTGGTATTCCACCAGGATTATGTCCTTCTGCAATTGTAAGATGTAATCTAGATGCAAAATCTTTAGCTAACATTCTATCACCAAATCCAGGTTTAATTTTATTTAAATCCTGTCTCATACCTTCAACTTGGTCATTCATTTTACCATATAATGCATTGATAACACTTGAATCATATCCTACTTTATATTTTGGTTTACCATTATTATCTTGTAAAGTAGAAGTTCTAGATATTATTTCTCTAACAGCAGCTGGTGCTAGATTTGGATATTGTTTGTAAAATTCAAACATTGCCTTAACCTTTACTTCAGGTTTTGCATTTTTACCAACCAACTTACATGCTGGATGTGGTTTTTGTAATTTTTTACATTCTTTACCTATTCCACCTCTATCGGTAAATAAGTTGTCCACATCACCACCACGTCTAATTGTTTCACCATAAATATCTTTTGTCATTTCTTTAAGAATCTTTGGTGAAGATGTCAATTTCGAAAATTTTGAAAGAAAAGATATTTGATATTCAATTTGTTCTTTTTGTAACTTAGTTACTCCATTTTGTCTTTTTTTGATTGAAACATTTGCAGCCTCTTTTTGTTGCGGATTTAAATCCGACTCAGTTACAATATTAATTGCTCTATTAAATGTTTGTTTAACTGATGAGTTTGCTTGTATATTGTTTGAACCAACTTTATTTGAAATGTGTAAAAATGAAATGTTATTAGATTTACCATCCCAAATCATAACCATACTATCGGTTGGATTTTCTCCTGCACCATTTTGTTTAATAATATTTTTATACTCATCTGCACTCATTCCATTGAATGTTGCTTTTGGATTTTTTTTAACAATTTCATCAATTCTTCTTATTGCATTTATTTTTGAATCTTCTGCACCCCAATATCCTTCTACTGTTGTTGTTTTTGGGTCATATCCTTCTTCACTTGCTATTCTATTTGAATGTTCATAAATTGCTCTACCAGTATGTATTGCGGCAGTCATTTTATCGCCACCACTTACGGATGGTGCTTTTGTAACCTTTCCTTTTTTAGCCCAATCACTTAAATATTTTTCTATTTCTGCATCGGATGCATTTGGATTTTCTCTTAAATATCCTGAAACTAACATACCCGCTACTTCTGGAAATGCTCCTGCTGCGGTACCTGGTGCTTTTAATTTTCCACTTCTATAACCATCAAAAGATGTTCCATCTCTAAGTGACATTTGTTCAAGTCCTTTATTTGAATTATATTGTTGGACTTTTACATTTTTTTTATTATTATCTTTTGGTTCGAATACTTTACCACCTTTGTCTGTACCAAATACGTTTGATTTTGGTTGTTGTGGTTGTTCTTCGTCTCCTGGTGCAGTATCAACCATATCAATATCTTTGTTTGAATATCCCGCAGTACGCATCATACCCTGTGCAATACCATATGCTTTTTTATTTTTTTCATATCCCAATGCAGAAGCAACGGTTACCTCTCTATCCGTTTCTGGGTTTACAAACTTTTGAGCTAATACTTTTTCTAATGGTTGTTTTTTAGGAGCTTCGTTTATATAACTAAAATATACTCTTGTTTTTTGTGCCATTTCGTTGGCATCAGAAACACCATTCTCTCTTAAGATTTGTGTTAATTTTGTAACTTGTTCCTCTTTTGTCAAATCAATAATACCATGTTCTACACGATATTCTAATTCTTTAAGGATTTCTTGGAAATTTATTGACATCTTTTATATTATTAAAATGAATTACTTACTAATGTATAGTCTTTGTTGGTTAGAGATTTTTTGGCTTGTTTTAACAAATCATCTACCATCTTATCTCTTTTCTTTGCATCTTCTGGTGAAATACTACCATCCTTATCGTGTTGTCTTTTTATTTTTTGTAACTTACTAACAGCATCTCTATCATCCATATAAATTGCCAATTCAACTGCCGCCGATGAATGGTCGTTGTTATCAGTCATTCTACTTACCTTCTTATTAAAGGCTTCTGCTGGGTTGTATAATTCCTTTAATGGAATCAAATTTACTAATCTCATATTAACATAATTATATGATATAAATATAGAATTTTAACTTATAACCTCTAAATTGTTATAATTCTCTCCTTCTTCAATTTTAACTGGGAAACCACCTTTCTCCATTATCTCTTTAATGTCGTTTAAGATATTTTCTCTTTCAATAGGATGGGTGTCTATAAGAAAAGCATCATAAGTATAAAGTATCATTTTTGACATTCTCCCCTCCAAATACTCCAATACTTCACCAATCTTCATATAATTGATTTCAGTCTCCAATGATTGTAGTAAATAGTTGAATACCTTTTGTTCGTTTGCACTCTCTATTCTATCAAATGGTATTTCTCTTTTGTATAAGAGTGTCGTAAGTTTTCCCGAAATGACGAACCTTTGGTATAATCCCTTAATATATTCATCTACTAATTGGAAAAACGGAATTTCTCGTGCATTGTCGTCTAATCCCCCATAAAGATATGTAAAGGTTATTTTCTTTGCCGTCTCCAAATCACATCCATAAAGGTTTGCAAGATGTTGGTGAGCGGTAGTACCCGTTGGAAACTCATATCCAACCATTTTCGCAATCAAACGAATGTGATAAGACTCATAGTCAAATTGAATTAAGGTTCCGTGTGGATGACGACTAATAAACATCTCTCTCGTTCCATCGGATTTGTTTAACGCAGAGTAGTTGACATTAAGGTGACGATTGGATGGTCTGCCGGTTGTTGTATATGGATTGTATTGTGTGTAGACGATATCGTTTTTGCGGATGTATTGCTCGTTGAAATTAAAACTATCAATAAATTTTTCTCTAACGACTTTTACCCCAGCCCCTTCCAACCTTCCCAATGTTTGGATTGCTGATGTGTATTTTCTATTCCATTCATTTCTTGTACTGATATTTGGGATTGTCTTTAAGATTTCATACCACTTCATTAAAGGTATACAATCATTCAACTCTTTAAAGTCGTTTCTATACCCCCTATAAACCGATTCTACGACCTCATTAAAGATAAATGGTTTCCCATTCTCTTCAAAGTAAACCCACTCATAATCCAATCCTATGGTGTTTAAATACCTATTATCTAAAACCAATGTATTGACATGAATTATTTTAGATATGTCGAATTTGTCTAACTTCTTTGCATCTATGTGATTAAAATTAATTATACCATCATCACCATTTGATTGTCTAAAATAAATAAAAGACAAACGACTTCCCAACGGGTGTGCTCTATGAGAACTCCATACAGGAATTATAAGGTCAATATTTACATTTCCACCCAAAAAAGAAAGTAGGGTAGACTTATCTTCAATTAGATTAATCATACCCTACTAATATACTAAAAATATTTTGATTTACAAAATTTATTCTCCCCAATGTTTTTGACGGAGTTCGTACATATCAATTGGTTCTCTTTTCATTTGATTACCTGGTTTGAAATATGCACCTTTCTTTAAATAACCACCTAAGAAATTTCTTCTCATTCTTGTGGTATCTTTGTTGGGGTCAGAACCATGTACTACATGTGAGTGTAATAATGCAACTTGTCCTTTTTTCAAATGCCCTTCTACTTTGCGGAAATCATGTCCTTCTGGCATTACACAACTAATTCCTCTCTCACTTCTCCAATTTGCAGTATTTGTTGCTTTTCTTTCTTCATTATCTTCCATTGGTAAAACAGGTAATCTATGTGAACCTTCATAGTTCCACACCGAACCATTTTCAGGGTCGTGATTATCCAATGCCAATGCTGTGTTAATAATTTCATTATGTCCACATCCTGTATAGAATGCGTTTTGGTGTTGGTCTCTACCCAATTCACCTTTTGGTTTAAAATATGCCCAAGTTTGCATTCCAACCACTTCTCCTTCCATTAAAAATTCCATTGCTTCAATCATTTTAGGATGTGCAAATAATTTTTCTAATTTATCAGATAATTTGTGTGGATACATGAATGGTTCATACTCTTGCCATTTTTCGGGTTCAGATACATTTCTTTCTAATCTTAATCGGTCTAATTCTGCATTAATTTCATCTACTTCCAATTCGGTAAGTAATTCTAATACCGTCCAACCCCTATATCTCCAATCAAATGACATTTGTTGTATTTCTTCCGTTGTAAGGTGTTTGTATTTGTTCATAACTTTAATTGTTTATATTTTTAAATATACTAAAAATAATTTATAATACCAAATTATTATTTATGAAATTGCAATAGGTTGGGTAGATATAAACCTATATTTTTAATTTTATTAGAAGTTATTGAAATGGATGCAGCATTTGAAGATATAACACCAATATCAGTTATCATTCCATTCATAGAATATACCGGATTAATTGGACCAGATATTCTCCATGTCATTTTTTCTAAAATCCAATATGGGTTTTCTATTAAATTAAAGTATTCATCCGAATCTATTTCAAATACAAATCCACTTCTTTCATTAACTTTTTGTGTAAAATATCTATCTATGAATCCGTTTTCATAGTCAATATTAGTCGGAGTTGGAACAATGGTTTTTGGAAAATCCAATGAATATAATTGTTTACCTTGTATTAAATCTGTATACATTTTATTCTGTTTTTAATAAATATCCGGCTTCAATTGTTGTTTTCCAACCAGATTGGTCAATACCTTGTTTTACATTTAGTATTTGAAAATACCCATTCCTATTATAAATTTCTGGTATACCATCGATTTGAAAATATTCACCACAACTAAAACCGGCTAATCCATCTATTTCCAATGTTATATCTAAATATGTCAATGCGGTAGAATTGGCAGGTGTTTTTGGTACCATATATAATTGAACCAATCCACTATCTTTATATATTAAATTTTGTGGAGTTTTTCCATTATTTCTAAATTTTACATATTTGGATTGTATGGATTCGTTTAGTCGTTTTTTCTCTTCCCCTTCAGCGTTTGCTTTATCTTGTTCTTGTTTTTTCTTTTCGGCTTCGGTTTGGTTTTTGTTTTTATTTTCTTCTTTTTTTAGTGCACCCTTTACTATGGTCACTTCCATATCATTTACCGAAAAATACCCATCTGCATTTTTTGCATATGATAAGTCAGCTGAAACAAAATTGTCTATTTCTTTTGATGCATCGGTATTTGTTCCTTTATTTGCTTTTGTAATTGCAAGTTGAGTTGAGTATAATGCCTGT